ATGGGTCGCTCTCCACTGTCTAAAACAGCATGATAGACCCCTATCATTGCCGTAAGTCTTTGTTGAGTAAAATTTTGCCATTGTATTCTCCTTGAATAAGCAATGACATGCAGAGTTTATATTGCGGGATGAATGCCTAAGTCCGCATATAGTAATTATACACTTTTATACAGCAAGGTCAAGGTTATTGAGAGGCAATGTTACCAAAAGGCAACCACTGTCCAGGTGTACCTGCAAATACGCAAACCCAACCAATAAAACTGTTGGCTTGCGGATTTGAGTTCCAACAAATATCACCTAACAAATAACTTCCAATAGTTGGGCTAGCTGGTCCATTGGTAAACCGCTTGTTGCCAATGCTGACATCGCCTGCCACGCTGAAACTCAAACTAGGATCTGGATTGTTTACATTGACACTTAGCGGTCCAAATATCTTTGTTGGCTTGCTTTGTTGAGTGATATCGCCAATAACAGTTTCTGTACTGTCACTGTAAAACACTTCTTTAGTGCCTACCAACAATGTTAGTTTTGAATTTGCAGTTACGCTATCGTGTTTGATAGTCAAGGTTTCACTGTCGCTAAACACATTGATCACTGGTGTAGCAACAATGGCAGATTGAATTGACCCCGCCACATGCAAGTTGCTCAATGTGCCAACGCTGGTCAAACTGGAATTAACTACGCTGGCACCCAGGGTGTCTTGACTTAGAACTGGCAGTGTGTTCACATGATAGCCCTTGCTGTTGGCCAAATCTATGTGGTCACTGCTGTATATACGGTCTGGCCCGGATAAAAGTGTAAGTTGGTGTGGTGCATCCGCACTCGCCCAAACTAGTCCTAAACCGTACACACTGGAAGTTTTTGTAGGTAAGAATTGAATAGGGTGTGTGCGCTCTACTCTATTGTCAGTTTCAATACTGGTGGCAAAAATTGTTCCGTACACATTCAACACACCGCCACCGCCCGCAGGATCACCAATATTAACTTCGCCACTGTTCTTCACAGTGATTCGAGTTTGCCCGTCTGTGGCAATAGCTAGGTCGTGATTGCTGGCAGTTCCAACTTGTGCCAAATTAACTCTAGGACTACCCAGTGTTATTTCCACGTTGTTGTCTAAAATGGTTAAGGATGCGCTGGGTTCGTCAGTTCCAATCCCCAGTCTGTTAACTGTGCCGTTGGCAAACAAAAAATCGCCTATGCTGGCATTGCCTGAAACTGACAAGGAATTCAATGTGCCAACTTCATTGAGACTACTGGTTGTGATACTTGCACCCAACACACCTGCACTCAGCACCGGTGTGTTGTTTATTTTGTAACTGGAGCCTGCACCCAGATCAAAGTTGCTGTTGGTCCATAATCTACCGCCACCGCGATAAATCAACTGGCTTTGTCCAGTTCCCCAACTCCATGAAAAACCTTTACCATTGATATCGCTTTCTGTGCTACCCAACCACTGTCCCAGTTGGGTTGAGTCGCCATTTGATGTAATCAAATTGGAAACTACAATAGTGGTTGCTGTCAGCGTGTTCTTGACATTTACGTTTTCTACATGCGAAATGTCTCCGCCAACATCTACATTGCCCTCGTGCTTGAATTCGCCACGGGTTGTAGTTAATGTCAAGTCGCTTATCGCAACTGTGGTGTCTTGGATATCAAATAGTTTTGCCATGGATAAAATACTCTCTTATGGAGTATTTATCCATGTTTTGCTCTAGCTTACTGTACTTTTAGAAGAATAGTGTCTTCGTTAATACGACCATTCATTTTGGTGTCTGTAGCGTTGATGTCGTCTAAGAACTTACGCAACTGCACTTTGCCAGCGGCCTTGAATTCCTTGAGCTTTTCTTCGGGCTTGCGAACAGTCTTTTGAACACTCTTGAACTCGTCAAAGTTGACAATTGTGGTACCTTTGACATTCAACGTGTTGAACTCACTGGCCACATACTTGCCCAGTTTACGTGTTTTGGTGTTGAAGATCCACAATTCACTGCACCCGATGATATCAACAGGATTGATAGACACAAGTTTCAGCGGCTCATTGGTCTTCATAAACTTGAGTTTGGCAATCAGCTTCTCTTTTGGAACTGCTTTAGTTTTGCGTGGAGCACGGTTAACTTTGGCTTCTTGAGCCAGCATGTCACAAGCCATCATGATCTCTTGATAGAACACAATCAAGTTCTTGATTTGTTTCTTGCTACGGTGGCTGTAGCCCTCACGTAGCTGTTCATCGCCTTTGCCGGATGCCAACAGCTCCAACTCTGCTAAATCTTTGCTGTAGAACCCTTTGATGATTCTTGCGTGTGCGGCCTTGACTTCTTTGCCTTTCAGCAAGTTCAGCATCTTGAATGCCTTTGGATCAAATGCTTCGGGATCAGTTTGAAAACCGTCAATAGCGTCTTCAATTTCCTCAGTCATTCTGTAAGCAGCATCTTTGACACGATCTTGGATACTGGGTTGCGCAACAACTGGCTTGACTTCAATAACAGTATCTGCATCGATATCATGTTTGCCCTGCTCAATCACATCCGCAATCTCTTTGCGCAACCAAGCTGATGTGTCGCGTCCTTGATTGAAGTCTGCACGAACAGCTGGCATACCGCGAAGCAGACAACTGGCAATGGCACCCATTGTGGTGTTGCAACGACTGTCTTTGGTTTTCTTAAAAGCCGCAATGTCTGTTTTAGTGCAACCAATTTCGGCCATCCATTTCAAAACCGCTGGCTTCAAATCTTTGTTATTGAATTCCAAACGATAGTAAGTCATGGCATTGTGCCAATGGCGAGTGAACTGATCCGCACTCATTGCTTCGACACCGTCCCAAGATGGGCTGTGATCTTTCACCGCACGAGTACGATGCGCAATTACTTGCTTTTTGGTTACACGGGTTTTGGTTGCTGCTTTAGCCAATTTCTGCTCCTGTTAGTTAAACAATACTTATATTATACTGCCAAATACCAGTATAGTCAACCTCAGGTCCACAGTCCTTGCCTAATTTTGATAAGACGAATCATCATTTCTTCATCTTCTTTCTCATAAGCCGCTTCAATTTCTCGAAGTTTTTCGTGTGCGGCATCGCTCATGGCTTTGAGTTCGGGACTCTTGTCGCCACTCCAACTCAATTTACCACCATTGGCAATACGACTTGCTTCACAGTACGCACTCCACCCGCTGGCATCATGTGGGTCTGGGCGAGCGCGATAGGTCGTAGTCCACCAAGTGTAAAGTTCGATAATTTCCTTAGCACTTTTGGCTTGCCAGGTTGGTTCTCCAAATCCTTCGCTACCAGGTTCAGCGCCCATGTCTTCTCCAATAGTGAGTCCGCTAGCCCATTTCAAATATTCCATGCCAGCTTCTGGACTGCGCCATGTGCGCCAGCGTAACCACCCTTTGCGATACCAGGGCACATTGAACTTAGTTTTAGCTTCGTCACTCCACAGGCAGTGGTGCCATGCTTGTTCTATTTCAACAAAGTTCACCAGCTCATTGAACAAGCAAGGCAAAAAGCGATTGCCCACATCTTGCCATTGTCCGGGTTTGATGTCACGGGGATGAGCAGTGAGGCTATGACTGCGACTGACCCAGCGATTATTAATGTAATAACGAATATCATTTAGTTTGTCCGGAATGTAATAAACAAATTTTTGAAGATGGTCCAATCCTTCTTCGGCAATCCACCAACGAACAGGATATGCGGCTTTGGCCTTATCGGTCCAAGCGTCCCACTCTTCACTGGTGCCGCATTTGAGCTTGGGCGTACCACGAAGCCAATCTGCAAACTTCCCAATTGTCCAATAATGACTGCGCATTTTTATTCCTTAATTATTTTCTTTCGCCAAACAACTGTAACAAGTTCAAGAACAAGTTGATAAAGTCCATGTACAGTGTTAATGCTCCACTAACTTCAGCGGCTGGCGTTGTGTCTACACTGAGTTCCTCACGGATACGTTGTGTGTCGTATGCTGTCAATCCTAGGAAGATGATAATTGCCAATGTACTGATAACCATGGCCATCACACTTGAACCAATAAAGATGTTCACAATGCTGGCAATCACAATGGCAATCAACCCAACAAACATCATTTGTCCCATTGAGCTTAGATCCTTTTTGGTAAAGTAGCCGTAGCCACTCATTACACCAAACAAGATTGCCGCACCCATAAACGCTGACACAATACTACCCATATTGAACACAGCAAAAATCATTGAAAAGCTCAAGCCCATCAATGCCGCAAAGCCATGTAGGCATAACTGTGCCACACCTTTGCTGGGATTGTTACCCAGCACATAGCTGACACCAAAAATTGCCGCAAGTGGTGCAAAGATCACAATCCACTTCAGCACACCTGTAAAAAAGAATGCCAGCAACTCTGGGGTAGTACCCACAAAATAACTGACCAGCATGGATACAACCACTGCCAAACTCATGTGTCCATACACACGGCCCATTGCTGAGTTAATTTCTTCTGCTGAGCGATAATTTAAAATACCGCCATCTGTGTAATTTGCACCAAACATATCAATCTCCTTTAAACGAATGGTTTGAGGTTGGGAGGCACCCAGCCCACGGGTTTCAAAACTTTGCCATCTTCACGCTTGCGAACCTTGCCAGTGTCTTTGTCAATTTTGGCAAAGTTGGTTTGCATGACTTCTTTCCATGCACCTTCTGCATCACTGCCCATGCTATGAATAGCACCAATAGTAACAACTAGAATGTCAATAAGAGCATCCAGTGTTTCTAGTTGGTCGTTGTTTTCTATAGCAACCTGCAATTCTTTGTATTCTTCTTTAATTAGACCCAAGTACATATTAAATTGTTTTAGGTCAAATTCGCCGCCTGTAGTTTGATCACAGGCTTTCATAAATTTTTCTTGATCTCTAAACGGGTTTGTCATTATGCCATCCTATCCACGTTTTGTCCAACCGCATGATTCATCATCCGAGCCATCTCAATACGTTTTTGTTCGTTGATTTCTTTTTCATATTTGATACGACGTTCTTCTAATCTAAGTTCTTCGTGTCGCTTGTCCAACTTTTTAACTTCCATCTGTCGATACATCTCTGCATTTTGTGCAGTAACTCTACTCACAGTCATATTGCATTTCCTTTATTTAAAGATTTAAATGAAGGCCCATTGCCTTCTTGACAAGGAATTGGAGAGCCCGAGTTGTCTAACAACATGGATCCCCAAACTCGACTACCTTCTTTGAATCTCACAAAAACTTTACCGTATGCGCAAAAAGTGCTGGCTTGGGTATCGGGTTCGTCCAAGTCCATGGTCCAAACAATTAATCCCATGCACAAAGCAACTGACAGCAAAAAAAGTTTTGTTGTTCTCATTTAAATTTTTTCACCAACTTCAAATCCTCTAAATCCTTTGAAACGTGGAAAGCGCAAACTGTAAGTGCCGTCTTGATTTTGTGTAACTGCGTCAGCACGTACCTCGACTATTTGACCAGGTAGTTTATCACGTGACACCCAAAAAGAATTACGATCACTATCAGTAAAACCCGAGCCCACGTTAACACGAATGGATTTTCCATCGTCGATTCCTTCGCATACAACCGCTCCAAGCCGTCCAATATTTTTTCCTGTTCCTTCTTCAACATCCACAACCTCTAGTGATACTTCAATGAAAGGCTTTAACTTGAGCCATGCCACACTGCGTTTGCATTCGTAAGGTGCTTCTGGATCTTTAAGCATAATGCCTTCGTATCCGCCTGCAATTGCTTTGGCATTGATTTCTTTATAACGCAATTGGCCTTCTGTGGTATCCAAATCAACAAGCTCGTGACCCACAACTGACACGTTGGGCAACACATCTTTGTGTTGTTTGTGCCAATAGTAAACCATTGCACTACGATCTTCTTGGCGTTTGTTGCAAATGCCCGATTCAAATTCCGCAAGCGACAACACATCAAACAGGTTAAGAACCGCATCGTTGGCTTTGACATCGCTCTTGCGATGCACTTGGGTCATCAAGTCTTGGAAACTGCTACTCATGATCTCACCATCCAATATCAAATCATATGGTGGGGGATTTTGTTTAACCACTGCACTGATCTGTTCCACCACATGCGGAAAGTTCAAAAGTTCTTTGCCATTGCGACTGAACATATCCACACGACCGTCAACACGCACAACAGTGATAACCCTAACTCCGTCCAATTTGACTTCGATATATTTTTTACCAATGACTTTGGATTCGTGATTGGCACTGTCGTGCGCCAGCTGACAACCAAAAATTGGAATAGCATACGAACTGTATTTTTTCTCTACTACTTTGTTGATTGTTTTTTCACTAAATCCTGCACGTAAATCTTTTATAAGAATACGGCGGTACCAACCATTCCATTCTTGCTTAGTTGCCAGCTTTATAGCTTCAGCAATGGCATCGCGAGCATCGTGGCCGGTGAGGTTACGATTGCGTAAACCGCTAGCAAGCACAATAAAACTATCCCAATTGAACCCAGGGCCGTCTTCATCTTTTTTCTCCGGAACTTGTTTAACACCAAAGGTAACCATGGGGTCCAATGCCAGCCGGCACCCGTGAAAGAATTCATCGTTGCCTTCTTGGGCAATGGCTTCGATGATGGCTTCTTTGTTTAGGCGGCTTGGATGACTTTCCAAACTCCAAATGTGACTGGCACAATTACTCATGTTAACCTCATTAATTGCTGTATAAGTGTATATTATACAGAGTAATTATCAGTATGTCAAGTGATTTGTAGTCTTAAATGGCTTGCCGTCAGCGGCATTTTCCAAATTGCGCAAGATCAAATTTCTCATTCTGCGAATAATCGGATGATTGTGATTCCAGTTGAACACTTTTAAGTAATCATTCCAGGTGGAGTTTTTGTGTCGACGGCATTGATTTGAATCCAAATAATGGGCAATAGCAGTAGGATCGTACCCAAATCTATCAACCAATTCACAAGCACAATTAAATGCATGTGCGCCCATTTCATCTCTATCGCCGTAG